GTTATAGGCAACCGCTTCAAAGCCCACTCAGGCTCGATTAGAGCCCCTAAATCAAACTGATAGACCCCGTGAGGGGTTGAATTGATATAAAGGGTCTTAGCGCCCGTTCTAGCCCTTATATCGGCCAAATAATCCCACTTCTTCTTCTCAATCATCAAAGTATCGTAATGGGTCCTTCGGCATTTAAGCTCGATATAGGAATTGTGCGTTATGCCATCGGCTCGGTCGGTCGCTGATAAAGGCGTCAAGTCTGGATAAAGTGACTTGAGAGCCTCAAAAAGCTCAACCTCTCGAAAGTAGATTAGTTGTCCTCTTCTCCATCTTCCCAACCAATCTTCTTAATTGGGTCATCGGCAGGGACTATCCAATCGGGATAAGAGCTGCGATCCATCGCAAATGCCAAGGCAGTTCCCTCATCCATCCCTGCTCTGCGACAAGCTTTATAAACTTCATTGGCAGCAATAGCCCAAAAATCAAGTTTTGTTAATGGGGTTTCTTTAGTAGTCCTGCGTCTCTTTGGACGCTTGACTGGCTTCTTACTTACGCGCTTTCGCGTTGCCATTTCTGACCCCTTTCGCTAGGGCCAATTCTAACTGAGACTCCATTTTATCAAGGCGCGACACTATTGGAATATTCTCCAATTTGATTATGTAGCGTAGGCCAGCAATTAGTAAGGCTATTGATCCTAAGACTGAAGCTACTAAGGTGGCCAATTCAGCCGCTGGCATTAACGGACTTTGCCGTAGCGCTCGTAGTTAGGGTTAAGCCAGTTAATGATGCTAGGCAAGACTGATACGAGAGCTGCATTGGCAATTGCATCGACATCTAGGCCGACTGCCAGATAGGTCGCTAGTGCCGTTGCTAGGAATGTCTTTGCCCAGCTCTCTGCCATCTTCTTTAGGTCGCTCATTAGTTTCTCCTTCGAGGTTGAAATAACTGCCATCTTTGTCTCCCAAAGTTGTAAATGAAATATGGAAATGCGACCGGTGAGGATTAGCGCCATTATATTTTCTGCGCTTCCATCCAAGTATGGGACTCATAATCTTTCCATCAAAAATAATGTAAGCAATTCGCTTATCGCCTCTTTTGGCGCACTTACGAATCTTCTCGACCAGCGCATAAGCTTCTTCCTTATGTGCTGATAAGTCAGAATCAATATCTATAGCTCTAACAATTCCATCGACTGGTATATGGTCAGAATTGCCTTTCGCAATGTGCCTAGCATCAGCAATCCAGCCATCAGACTTACGATCCCTATCAGGATAATCGTCATCAATCTGCTCCCGTAACTGCACACCCGCTGCACATAGTCTGGCCATTACGAAAGAAGAAGCTTTGCCTCGTCCTCAGTAATACCTAGACGATCCAGCAGGGCTGCCTTTTCTGTGGCTTTTGCTTCAGCTTTAGCTTTTTGTGATGCTTGATAAGCCACCCAACCTGCTTTAATTTCTGCCTCTGTTGGTTCAGTTTGTTTTTCATCACACCAAGTCAAATCATCACCTGCCAAAATAAATTCGGCATTCGGACGAATAAATTGTATTGCTTTCATTTTTTCGCTGTGTTGCATATTAAGCGCCTATCTCTAAAAGTGTTATTGAACTACTTGCGCCATCGGCGTTAAAAGTCATTACGCTTGAAGCACTGGCATTTCGTCTGCCCTGTGTTTTGTAAGTTGTCGCAGATGTTGTTGCTGGTGAGTCTAAATAGTTAAAAGCAGACGAACCGCCATTGTAGCTATTAGCGCCTACTTCACCTGCCAAAAACGCTTGGTTATTAGATCCTGCGACTGTGTAAATATCTGTCGCACCTCTGACAATTTTAACTGCGCCGCCCGATACTGTTCCACCGCTTACTGTTATTGCTTGAGATATTAAAACCAAGATTTTAGATGTCGCTGATGACGGCGTAATTGTTGCCGTTAATCCTGTATCTGCGTATGAAGTTGTTGTTATTCCTACGCTAGTGCTATGAACCGCACTTACTACTTGCAACACTTTGCCACCACCAGCAGGAGCAGCCCAAGTTGGGACTCCGCCAGCTACTGTTAAAATTTGACCCGTAGTTCCAATAGGCAAAGCAGTATTTACATTTGCAGTTGCTGATCTATAAGCAAGTGCGCCAGTAGTTGTCTGTGGGTTTAGGTTCTTTGTCGTTGTATCGACTGAGCTTCCTAATGTGCGAATTGCAGCTGCGCCATCCTTGACGAGATCAGTATCGTCAGGAGTGTCCCAGCCGTAATTAGTAGTCGTTGCCATTTAGTCTCCTATGCCACAATTGTAGCGTTATACCATTCCAGTAATGGGTTTATTGTATTCCAACTCTCTACCGCTGGGACTGAGTTCCAACGGAAGGCTTGAAGGCTGAAAGCTATAGGCGATAGGTTCATCGTCAGGTCTAGGCGGTTAAGACTTGCAGTCCAAGTCCAACCCTCAACAAATCCTTGAAACTCGCCATCGGTCATATTGGATGGCAGATTAGTAATATTCAACGGCATACCCATAAATACATTTAGAAGGCTATCTCGGTCGGCATCATCAATCTCTGGACTGGCAGTCGTAAAAGTTATCTGCCTTAGAGCAAATTGAGGATAAGCGCGAATAAGTAAATAAAAGGCGGCTTGGGCTTCCGCGTCAGCTTGATGCCTAAGCGTTGTAGATATTGTGGTAGCTAGTTGGCCGTAAAGGGAAATAGACGCTGCATCCTCATCATTGACCGATGCGCTGCCAATGCCATAGCCAACTGTGATTGCGTTGCGGACATCTCCAGCGCGCTTGACTATTGAAAGAGCTGGGCCGATGGCGTGATTGCCATCAAGATCAACATAGCCATTATTCGCAAGGTATTGGCTGCGGTGTGTTGAATCGGCGTATCCAATACGGCCTTGAGCATCCTCATATAAATAACCTAAACCGCTATTGGCATACCTAGAAGCTAAATTATAAACTGTGTCATTAAGGCCAGTCTCAGAGTGCAATTCATAATCGCCAGGAGTGTCTATCTCACCTAGTCCGCTATTTTCTGCATCCTGCCATTGTGTAGTTGCGTCATAACTATTCCAAGTCTCTGCCGCTGGCACTTCATTCCATTGGTCAAATAAGACGGTGCTAAGTAAGTCCTCAATGCGGTCTCCATCAAATTGATGAGCAAAGTTGCCAGTATAAACTGCCCTAGCAAGTCGCGCTAAAGCTCCAACTGCAACAATCCTAATTTGCTGGCTGGTCGCTGTTGATCCTGAAGTCTGGACTGTGATGCCTAAGTCAGTAATAAAGCCGCCAAATAGATTTACATAATCGCCATTAGAGTCTTGGACTTCTATTGTTACTGCGTCATTTACTTCATATGGAACTGCAGCTTCAGCTGTCTCTATAAGACTTAAATTGCAGTAACCAGCAATGGGCTGCTGATAAATGTCGGTACGACCCGAGGTAATAGTTAAGCCGCTTAGGGTTGCGCTAGTAACTGTAACGCCATCAACCTTAACTCTATAGACTGGATTCCAGAGGGTCATTGCGCTACTAGACCGCCAAGTATTGCGCCCCCACCGCCGTTGCGAGCATTGCTAGTGTTTAATGCTAATACTACGGCCCGAGTGAATCCTTCTTCATCTATTGCGCTTGGGGCATTAACATTGATAGTGACACCAGCGTTATTGGCTGCAACTGTTCCAGCGACATTAAATCCAGAAGGGATGGCATTACCGCTAGGAACTAGAGTTGAGGGAGTGCTTACTGCTGATCCAGATGGGACGCTTGGGCTGGTCGATGGCTTAGGAGCTGGGGGAAGGCTAGGGCTTGGAGCTGTTGAAATCTTTGGAAGGCTTGAACTGCTTGGAGTGCTAGGCGCTGAGAATGAAGGCTTGGAAATAGTAGCCACATTAGGAAGAAGTGGGACCGCATTGTAAGCCCGAATAAGGACATTGATTGCATCAATGGCAAAATTTACCGCGCTCTTTATTCCATTAACTACGAAGCCAATTACATCAAGAACGCCACCAGCAACTTTGCCAATAAAGCCAAGCGCTGCGCCAAGATTGTTAATCAATACGGGAACTACAAAGTCTTTAATAAAGTTATAGAGGATAGTTAGAGAATCCTTATTTCTCGCAATTGCATCGGTAACTGGCTTTAGTGCTGCGTCTTTGAACTCAATAAATTTAGGGATAACTGTGTTTATAAAGTAATCCAAGAGCTTTTGAAGGGTCGGTAGCAAAGCAGCTCCTACGGATTCTTTGGCTTCATCAAAGCCCACTTTGAGTCTTGCTATTTGACCTTCAAAAGTATTAGCTTGAACTGTAGCTGCTCCACCAAAGGTTTCGGCTAATTGTTTTACAGTTCCTTCTAGTCCAAGGGTTTTGATTTCTGCAGCAGACAAGCCAACGCCTAAACGAGTAAGAGCGCCAGTATTGCCTTCATAAGCTTTACCTAAGGCATTGGATACCGATTCAACACTTTTGCCAGTAGCAGCTGATATGTCTAAGGCTAGGTTTAATAAATCTTGGGACTCAGTTACTGATCCTGTTGCAGTTGCTAGACGCTGGAGCGCTGGGCGCAGTTGGTCATCAGCAACGCCAGTAGCCAAAGAAGTTTTGAGTATCTGCTGCTCAACCGCTGAAATCTGAGCTTGGGTTGCGCCAGTAACATTCTTTAAGGCATTGGCTAAACGCAACTGGGCAGCCTCATCTTCGATAGCTGCTTTAACACCATCAACGGCTAACTTGACCGCATAGGCCGCTGCTGCTGCCGCTGCTGCTGCAAAGGCTGCTGCTGCAACCTTGCCAAACTTCTCTAACTTACCGCCAAAGCCTTCAACCTCTTTAGAGCCAGTATCAAGATTTTTCTTGAGATCAGCAACATCAGCAAGAATCGAGAGTTTAAGCGTTCTACTGCCAGCCATTACTTATCCCACTCTTTCAATATCTTGGAAAATGCTTCTTGCCATTTCTTAATCAATTCAGGCTGAATCTTACGAAGGGTTGGGTAGATAAAGTAGCCAGCGTTTCCGCGACCTTTGCTCGGTGTTCTTCTGGGGAACTGACGCAAGCGATTACTTCCAAATTCATAACCCGCCCAGAGTTTTTGTGTGCTACCGCCACCAGAAAAGCGCTGACTTGCAAAGCCGTAAGAAAACTCTCCGATTTTGGAACTGGCCGAGACTTTAACGCCTGTTGCAATTCTTCTAACTGCTTCTTGACCAAAAGTCCTTGTGAGTGCATAGGCTTTGATTTCATTTGCTGCATAAGTAGCCAGCGCGCTAGATTCTGATTTAGCTTGGCTAACGGCTTCATCATCCATCGCTTTGAACGCGGTAATGATAGAGCGGAGCTCGCGTTTGTCATAGCTGATTGGTAACTCATCTGCCACCGCTACGCTCCTTTAATATATCTATGGCCGTTAATACTTGGTCTATATCTGTCCAGTAAGGCATCGGAATCCCAGTTGCGATAGCAATCTCGATGATTAGTCGGTTGATGCTTCCGGGCTCGTAACTTTTGGGCTTTCATCTCCAATCGTCATTTCCTCAACTGTCAGCTCCCAAATCTCTTGGGACTTGGTTGGCTTTCCTGCTGCTTCGCGCTTATAGGCAAAGTAAGCAAGATCTAAGAAGTCCGCTTGCTGGTAGGCCGAGATATCCTTCATCGAATAAATCGACTTACCAGTTTTGCGTTCCCACTTAGCCCATTCTGGCAAGCCAGCTTGGTAAGTAGCCGATTCGCCTGAGCTGTATTTAATTGTGATTAAAATTTTCATAGCTCCCGATGCTCCGATTTCTTAGCTGAAGGTCTCTGTTGGTGTTCCAATGACTGTCATTGTCCAAGTATCAGTAAGCGCTCCTGGTGCTGCGCCACCTGCTGTTGGGAAGATTGGCAATACATTGAAAGCAAATACTGCGCCAGTTACTGCTGTAAATGAAACTGCAAGTGTGGTGTTAGGTGCAGATTCTGCATCAGCCCACATTGCTTCGAATAGAGAGCTTGCAGCTCCCCAATCCTGAAGTAGTTCAATTGTAAAAGTCCATTGCTTATCAACGGACTTATAGGCGCGACCATCAAGGGTTTGATAGGTCTCGATAATTGTGTCGCAGCTTAGGACTGCGCTAGTTGTCTGGGCGTCATACGATGCTGCATCGAGTGTGAATGTCACATCGCGCCCAGTTATTACTGTTGTTGGCATTTGGGTCTCCTATGCGGTTTGCTCGTAGCGGACGCTCAAGCGGATATCTGAAACTAGCAGGGTAGTAGTTCCAACTTCGGTTACCGAAGGTCTTTCGACTATTGATAACTCATACTTGGAAGCATTTAACGCTCCAAGAATACTAATGACCATTTGCTCTAAATTATCTAAAGCAGCGGCATTGCTGAAATACGCAACGCAAGCGGTTACTGTGTAATTTAATTTAACGCGAGTTGTGGATTTGCCTAAGACTTCTAGCTCCATATAGGGCGAGTCTGGTATAACCACAATTGCTGGGACGATGGGCGCTTCTGGAACTGCATCGTAAATATTGGCAGCTACGCCAGCAAGCGCAGTCTTTATAGCGCCCCTAACATCTGTAGCAATTGTTGATGGCATTAACCGACCATCGTTTCTACATCAAGATAAGGGCCAAGTAAGCCAGTTACTTTGGCGAGTAAATTCTTAGATAGGCGATAAGGGGTTACTGCAAAATCTATGCCTTCTATTGATCCACCAGCGGCGGTTCTGGATTGAAAGATTTCAACGGAGATAGCCAGAATAGCAGCTTCAGCATTGGGGTTTCCGACATAGGTCGATAATCCAGATAGCGCAGCGTTTCCTGCTGGGATGATATTTTTTTCCAATATGTCTGCATTGGTGATTGCGACTGTAAATACATAATCTGAAATCTCGTCATCGGTTACTGTGTGAGTGCCATTGAAAGGAGCTCCGCAGCCAGTAATAATTACGGATTGGCCTTCTGTGAATTCTTGAATTGTTGCAGTTTCAAAATAAGCAATATTATTAGTCAGTTTTACTTTGTTAATTTTGCTTTGGAAAGTAACTAACATTGGGAGAACTAGATTTTCCGAGGCATCTACTATGTCGCCTAGATAAGCGTCTGAATATAGGGATGACGAAACGCCAAGTATTGTCCTAAGCTCTGTGGCCGTAACTATCGTTGGCATTTCGTCATCCTTTCAAGCAGTTAGG